GCATTAAAAGCAACTGTAGAAATTCTAACATTTGGTGCGGAGAAATACGAACCAGATAATTGGAAACATGTTCCAGATTCTAAACGAAGATACTTTGATGCAATGCAAAGACATCTATGGGCATGGAAAGAGGGAGAGCAAAACGATCCCGAAACTGGTAAGAATCACCTAGCACACGCAATGTGTTGCTTGATGTTTTTATATGAGCATGATGTCAAATACTCAAAATAAATTTGTCAAAAACCTCGTTTTGAGGTATAATGTTTTATACATAGTAATGTAATCATTTGAATGGAGAAAGTAATGAAACTTAGTAAAGAAACTGTTGCACTGTTTAAGAATTTCGCAGGTATCAATTCGAATCTGCTTCTTAAGAGTGGCAATAAACTAGCAACAATTAGTGCACAAAAGAATGTGATGGCTGATGCAACTGTATCAGAATCATTCCCCGATTTTGGTATCTACGATCTCAATGAGTTCTTGGGTGCTATGTCATTGTTTGACGATCCTGAACTTGACTTTGCAGATAAGTTTGTTTCTATCAAACAAGGTAACATGAACATTAAATTCTTTGCTGCAGATGCGACTGTTCTAACTGCTCCACAAAAAGCAATTACATTCCCTGAAGCAGAAATTAACTTCAGCATGTCAGCTAATATGTTGAACATGATTAATAAAACAGCATCTGTTTTGCGTGCAGCAGATGTATCCATCGTTGGTGATGGTTCAACAATCACAGCAGTGGTTGGTGATAAGAAGAATGCAACTGGTAACTCTTACAGTGAACCTGTTGGAACTACTGATAAAACATTTAAGGTTAATCTTAAAGTAGAAAATCTTAAGATGCTTCCTGGAGATTATGATGTGTCAATTTCCAGCAAGAAAATTTCTCGTTTTAAATCTCCAGCCAGTGACTTGGTTTATTATGTTGCAGTAGAAGCAGATTCTACATTTGAGTTTTAATTTCAGAGAGGATATAATTCCTCTCTATTCTTTATTATGTGGAGATTTATATGATTGAAAGTCGTGATGAGCAGTTCTTGTGGGTTGAGAAATATCGTCCACAAAAGATTGATGATTGTGTCCTGCCAGAATCCCTAAAGAAAACATTCAAGGAATATATCGCACAAGGCGAACTTCCTTCTTTTCTTTTTAGTGGTACGGCAGGTGTTGGTAAAACTACTGTAGCAAAAGCACTCTGTAACGAGATCGGTGCAGAGTATATCATGATTAACGGATCTGACGAGGGTCGTTCGATTGATGTTCTTCGAACTACTGTTAAGTCTTTTGCATCGACTGTTTCACTAACAGATGCTAGAAAAGTTATTATCGTTGATGAAGCAGATTACATGAATGCTCAATCAGTGCAACCTGCGTTGCGTTCTATGATTGAAGAGTTCTCTGCTAATTGCCGATTTATCTTTACTTGTAACTTCAAGAATCGAATCATTGAACCACTCCACAGTCGTTGTGCTGTCATCGAGTTTAAGATCGACTCTTCAGACAAGCAACAGATTGCTGCTCAATTCTTTAAACGAGCATCTCAAATTCTAAAATCAGAACAAGTAGAATTTGATCCTAAAGTTGTCGCTGAACTAATCACCAAACACTTCCCTGATTATCGTCGTATTCTAAATGAACTACAACGATACTCTGTATCAGGTAAAATTGATTCTGGCATTCTTGTTAATATGTCAGAAGAATCTTTCCGCAATCTTGTTAAATTGCTAAAGGATAAAGACTTTACCGAAGTGCGTAAGTGGGTTAGTAAACAATCTGATTCTGACACAACAACTCTGTTTCGTGAGTTGTATGACAATGCATCAGTGAACATGGATCCAAATAGTATTCCTCAACTTGTTCTTATCCTCGCTGACTATCAATACAAAGCAGCATTTGTAGCAGACCATGAACTAAATATTATGGCTGCACTGACTGAGATTATGGCTCAGTGCAAATTCAAATGAGGATAATATGGCAGAATTTCTTATACTCTTTGCAGTACTGATAGTAGGCATTCACTGGGGTTGGACTGCTCGTGAAGCAGTTGCTAAAAAGAAAACAGAACTTCTTTTATCAAAGTTGCAAGAGATGGAAGAAGAACAACCAGAAGATATTATTCGCATTACTATCGAAAAAGACAATGGAACATTGTTCGCTTATCACGAACATGATAGTCTTTTTATTGCACAAGCAAACAGTCGTGAAGAACTGGAGAACAAACTCAGAGAATTATTTCCAGGTAAACGATTTGGGTGCTCTCCAGAAAACCTAAAACAGTGTGGCTTTATATCATGACTCCCTTTGATTTTATTAATGCAATTAACCTAACTAAAAAGAATCTATTTGAAGATCCACAAGCAAGTAAAGATTATAAACCCTTTCTTGTAAATAGAGGGTTGAGTTACTTTCCCGATACAGTTCTTTATGCTAACGAGATGAATCGTAATGCAGGTATTCCAGAGGACTGGCAGTTTTTCTTTTTCCTAAATACTATACCAAAGAAAAAAAGATTCAGTAAGTGGCATAAAAAAGATGCCGATTCTGAGTCTTTGACACTTGTAAAAGAGTACTTTGGATATTCGTCAGAGAAAGCAGCAGAAGCATTGAGCATTCTCTCAGATGAACAGTTGGTAATGATAAAAGAAAAATTATACAAAGGTGGAAAATAATGACTGTTGAGATGATTTACTACGACTGGACTCCCGAGTCCATGCTTGAAGTGACTCTGCCAGAACCAGACAATTTTTTAAAGGTTCGTGAGACTCTTACTCGCATCGGCATCGCATCCAGAAAAGAAAACAAACTATATCAATCGTGCCATATCTTGCATAAACAAGGTAGGTATTTCATCGTGCACTTCAAAGAATTATTCGCTCTTGATGGTAAAGAATCAAACATCACTAGCGGAGATATCGAGAGAAGAAATGCAATCGCTGGTCTACTACAGGACTGGGAATTGTTAAAGATTCTTAATGGATCTCAAGCAGAACAGAAAGCATCACTCTCTCAAATTAAGGTGGTCTCTTACAAAGAAAAAGACCAGTGGGAATTAGTTCCAAAATATAATATAGGAAAGAAAGCAAAATGAATATTAAACTTGAATTGACTGTAGATGAATGCAATATGATTCTTCGTGTATTGGGTAAGCACCCATTTGAGGAAGTTGTTTCTGTTATTAACAAAATTAAAGCACAAGGTGAACCACAAGTTGTTGCAGCAGAAGCTAATGCACAATTGCCTGAAGCACCTGCAGAAAAAGCATAAATACCATTAGACATAACTAATGATTTCACTTAGTTGGTTTTTGTCTTCTCAGTAATAAGTATAAGTGTCCTATATGGACAATAACTTAATTAAGGAGAAATATTATGTGGACAAAACCGACAGCAACAGAAATGAGATTTGGCTTCGAAGTAACAATGTATGTGATGAACAAGTAAGTTCAGAACCTACAAAAGAAGATAAAGAAATAAATATGCAGAAATTACTCGAAAGTTTGAGTGATTGTGTATAAATAGTTTTGCATCCCTCGGGATGGGAACCAAGAATTCACCTTAGGACTGTGAATCGTTACGAAAGCTGGCACGACGCAAAGTGTCCCTGTATAAGTAAGCAGGAAACCTCTATGCCCATTTGGGGTGGAGTAATTTAATTAAACTCGCTTAATAGGAGAACTATATGTTATCAGCTATCAACACATCAATCGACACCATTTCTGGTGCAAAGACTCAATTCGTTAAGACATTCGTCCAAAACGCTGAAGTCGCAAAATCCCTCCAAACTTATATCGATGCTCAGCAATCATTTGCTAAGACTGTCGCTAAATCATCTGTAGATTTTTTCACTACAGTTGGTACAGCTGCAACTTCTTTTGATGCTAAAAAAGCATTTGCTTCTAAGTAAGGAGAAAACTATGAACAAACAGTTCGTACCAACATTCTTTTCTAAGGATGTGTTCAGAGACTTTGACAAATTCTTTGTTGGATTCGATGAGCAAATTAATCGCATGCAAAAATTGCATGACGATATCGCAAAGAACATTCCAAACTATCCACCATACAACATCAAGAAGATTGATGACAACAAGTATGTAATCGAAATGGCTGTTGCTGGTTTTGCCAAGTCAGACATTGAGGTTGAGTTTGCGGATGACAAACTAATCGTTAAGGGTAATGCCAAAGAAGATAATGGTTCTTCAGAATATCTTTTCAATGGTCTTGCTAATCGTGCATTCACTCGTTCTTTTGTTCTTAATGATCAAGTAGAAATTAAGGGTGCTGCATTAGTCAATGGTCTTCTACAAATTGCTTTGGAAAGAATTATTCCAGAACATAAGAAACCACGTAAGATTGAATTGACAGATGAACCAAATAGTGTTTCAGAATTCGCTGCATTGAATGTGAAGTCAGAACCAGAGTTGCTTCTTGAAGAACAACCTCTGAAGAAAGCTGCATCACGAAAGGCACGATAATGAAAAAGGTTCTAAGATCTTTTTATATTATGTTAAAAGGAATTGGTGTTGCTCGTACAGCTGCAGATCTCGCCAGAAATGGTAAACATGAGCAAGCGAAGAAAATTATCGCTGCATATGGAGAGTGCAAATGAACAACTGGATCCCAATGACAGATGATGATTGGGACTGGGTAAACGGTAAAACACCTACTCCACCAAAATCGTGATTAGTATAGGGAGGACTTCGGTTCTCCCTAAATACTATTCATGAGAGCAAAAATTTCACCCAATCTTATTTCTTTTGTCACTGTTAGACGTGGCGACTGGATTATGAAGATATCTGTTTATAAGCAGAGGGATGTTCTTGTAGTGGCTCAACACTACTATGAATTAGAAAAACTTATTGTCAAACATTTTGGCAATCAAGATGAAGCAGCAAATTTTTTAGACATGTTAGCGAAAGAGGACAAAGTATGACAAATGTGAAAGTTTATAAACTAATTAATGGTGAAGAAATTATTGGAGAAATCTTTAATCATTTTGATCGCCATATTGAATTGAAGAATCCAGCACAGATTATGCTACAACGAACAGAAAAAGGTATGGGTGTAGGTATGGCTCCATATATGCCATATGCAACTGGAAACATCGATCTACATCGAAATGCCATTGCATCCGAGTGTGACCCAGACCAGAATTTAGTCAACGAATATAATCGAATTTTCGGATCAGGGATCCAGATCGCTCCAGCCAGTGCTCTAGCTGGACTCTAACCCCTGTTGGAGAGAGGGGTAAATCTCCCTCCAAACCCTTACCTAGCCTTCCTTCTGGAAGGCTTTTTTGCTTGTAGATACAAGGGTTTACAATCCCCTACTGTTAGTAGGGTTATTCCATAAAGTTGTTGTCTTTAATTGCAAGTTGAGGCATAATAGTTATATTATGATGAAGAAAGGTGAACAAATGAAATTCTCTAATATCGCTAAAGTTGGTCAA